TCTCTTTCTGCCTGCTTAACAATTTCTGCTGCCAACTGCTGGCTAATCCCGAACACTTCTGTCAGGGTTTCGGGTCCGAAACCCTTCTTAGCTGCCTTTACTACTGATTCATACCGCTCAGGGTCTGTCTTCTTCAGCCCTGACCCTGTATAGCGTTTGATTCCTGAAGCCTCCAGATCAGGATTCCATTTAGTTTTAACACCCATAATAGGTGAAGTTGGATCAAGTTCTGTGTGTACACTTCTGCCAACCTCCCAGCCGAGCGTACACATTTTCAGCCTCTAAGTCAATACATTTGAAATTCTTTGATTGGTATGTATGAGCAGATCGAGATGTCTTGAGGATCTTCTCTGTCAGATCTGCCACCTACCATCCACTCTGTGTGGGGTGTGGTCATGTCTACGCATCCTAGAACGTCTGTCCACTGAACCCACAGCCTACAGTCTATGTCTGGGTGTATGGCAGCGTAAGAGGCGGCATTCCTGAGCTTGTGAACGTCTATGAGGTAGGTTTCGTGAAGTGTTGATGGGATGGTCCTGCACTTGATCTCAACGAGGCCTGTGATCAGTCCCTGTTTGGTGACTGCGTAATCGAATGAGTCACGTGGAGGCAGCTTGATTAGGGCTGCTCCTGTGATCTCCTCGATCCTCATTTTGACGAGTGTCTCTCGATCCCTGTCAGCCTGTGACTCGTAGATTTGTCGCATATTTCAGCATATTGATGATGTTGGTTTTCAGGTGTTGCTGGGTAGAGTCGTTGTCGATGATATAGTCTGGTTTGATGCTGTCTATTGCTGTCTCAGACACGTGGTGGTCGGAGGAGTCATCGAACCCCGGGCGATGGATTTTGACTACGATGCCACCAAGGGAGCGAATCCATTCAGCCTCCAGCGGGAACCTAATATCATCACACACCATGACAGTGGTGAATGGGGAGTATTGTCGCCACGTGTAGTCTGCTCGCTTGACCCAGTAGTCGCTTCCGAATAGCTGCTTCATTGACTCACCATAGGATTGAAGGACTGGCCTGATGATCTCCTTGTTTTTGTCGTCGATTGGAACACCCATGAGTCCCTGTATATCGATCTTGATAGGTGTGGCTAGGGAGATCCTGACCGAATCACCCTGCATGAGGTCCAGTATGATGTCTGCGGCAGTGGACTTACCACTGCGTTTCTTACCTGATAAACCAATGATGGTGTGTGTCATAGGGATGGAGCAACGTCTGTTTCGATTGACTTGTCAATGGGCTCAAACCTACCGCACCACTTAGTCCACTCCAACTCTATTTTTCCTGTCCTGCCGTGGCGATTCTTCCTGACGATGAAATCTACCCGGCTGTCGTTGGACTTATCTGGCTGGTGCAAGAAGCTGACAGTGTCGGAGTCCTGCTCGATTGCCCCAGACTCCCTCAGGTCTGACAAAGCGGGAGCCCGTTCAGAGAGGTCTATGGCTCTGTTCATCTGGGAAAGGGTGATGAAGGGCACACCTGTTTCCATGGCGGCCATCTTCATTGTCCTTGAAATGTCGCTGATTTCGACAACTTTGTTCTGGTTGCGGTAAGATGGTGGAACGATCTGCAGATAATCGACGATGAACAGCTTGACGTTCTTCTCTCGAGCCATCCTGCGTGCCATTGATCTGATTCTGTTTGCGTTGATCTGCACATTGTCCTCGATGGTGACAGGCAGTTTGGCACAGTATCCTGCTCCTGCGACGATCTTGTTGACATCACCTCTACCGGACTCCTTATACCACCCAATGTCCTCGCGAGTGTAGTTGCTGAGAAGCCGAGCCCCGATCTGATCGAACGGCATCTCGAAGGTGAAGTAGACCACGTGCTCCCCACGTGAGGCAGCCTCGAGCATGAGCTGGACAGCAAAGGCCGACTTACCACAGCCCGGTCTTGCTGCGATTGTATTCATAGAACCCGGCTTAAATCCTCTCAGGATCGCGTCTAAGGGGGGTATCCCTGTTTTGCAGCCTGTGTTAGGCAGACCGCTAGGAAACGCAGCCTGAAGGCCATCTATGAAGCCTAGCCAGCCTTCTCGCTGATCAGTCATCCCAGAGCTGGCCTTTGTCACCTCATAGAAGTCGTTCTCGAGATTCTGCATTAGCTCCTTCGCTGGCAGGTCTTCTGAGAAGTTCTCAAGGGCGTTCCAATATCTCTGGAATACGTTCCTCTTGAGTCTGGTCTCCTCGAGGCGCGGGTAATGGTAAGACAACATGCTCGGCGAGTATCCCTCAGAGCACAGTTTGTTGACCAGCATTGCGGCGGATTTAACCTTATCCCGAACGCTGATGTAGTTCACCTCAATGGAATGCTCAGAGAGATCACAAGCAGCCTCCCACAGCTTCCTGTGGTGTATGCCGTGGAAATGATCTGCAGTGACACCGAGATCAACGGCCCTGTCAAACCCTCCCTCAAGAGCCGCACCAAGAACAGCGTCCTCGTCAGCGGAGCTGTGGGGAATCTTCCAGTCACTCATTCCCATAATTGCCTCCTCTCAAAGCCTGACCAACAAGGAAGCCTGCAGTGAGTCCAGCGTAGCCCTTTGAGGCCCTGATACTGTCCTCCATCTCTGGATCAATATCAGTAGTAGTAGTAGTTATTTTCTTTAGTTCTTCATTAGTTATAGTCGCACTGTGCGACACTTTTGTCGCAGAAAACGACAACTTGTCGCTTAAAATAGCACGACTGACCATATCTTGCTGTGTGCTGTCAGGGTTTTTTTCTGTGGAATTGTCGATTTCTGCGACACTTACTTTATCGTTAACGCTTGGTCTGGTCATAGTCTGTCCGTGTTCGGTGAGGAACAGTTTCCTGCCCTCTTTACGTATCCAGCCAGAGTCGATCAGGCAGGTCAATGCCCTGTATGCTGTGGCTCGATGGACACCTATGTTTGTCGCTAATTTAGACACTGACTCCCAGCATCCGCTGCCTCCGTCTCTCATTGAGATGTAGCAGTAGACTGTGAATTCTATTGGTGATAATCCCTGTTTGAACAGGTCCTCGGGTATGAATGGACGTTTCATTTTCTCAATACGGTTTGTTTGATCTGTTCGGCCAGCTCCCGTCCTTCCGGGCCGCATGACCTCAATCCCTGAACTAGAGACATCGCTAATCCCCTGTCCAGCTTCTTAGACAATAAAGCCTCCCTGCAATACTTTAAGTATGAATCAGTTTCATAGCTATAAGTGCTCGCAGGGAGGTGCACTATTTCTGGGTCAATGACCTCTCCCTCTGATGGATAGTAGAAGGATTTGGCCTCAAACCTGTCGCAGGCCTGCTGTATAACCTCAGGGAGCTTGTTCCAGTGGTCTATGCGGAGGTATTTCACAGACGATCATAGACGTTCAAGACCAGTGGCTCGTGCGGTGTATAATCGGGCCACACAGAGAGCCTCATACAGCTCTCCAGTGTGCTGTAGGCCTCGTCAAGCTGCTCCTGAGCCACCTGACGGTCGTTATCTGTAAACTCAACAATACAGCTGTTGTATGGCCACTCTGTCTCGACTACGGCCCAATACCACTTGTCGATTTTGAGCCCAGCCTGCGCTGCAATGTTGCGATAGTTGACTTCCTGCCAAGCGTATTTCAAATTTCGGGCAGTTCGTTTGAACTCGAGCGGTTTCGCTCCACCTTTTCTCGTCGTCTTGAGATCGATCACAGTGCTGCCTGAGAGCATGTCGATACGGCATTTAGTGTCCACGTTTCCGTGAAACTTTTGCGCGAACACGCTCACCTCAGAGCTGAAGAATTTGATGTCTCGAACAATGGGCAGACTGTAGAATCTGTCAGAGATCGCCATAGCCCTGTCGAAGTCATCTTTTTTAATGATCAGCTTACCGGAAGCTTCCTGCTCCTTCCACCACTCCTTATTGGCTTTAAGACGTTTGTCCTGCTTGTCTGGTGGACATATGCTGTGCAGTGCATCGAATTTATCGCGCTCCAGAATATAACTATGACAAAGGCGGCCAAAAGCCATTGCCGTGCTGTCCACCCTCGGAGCCTGACCTGTGATTTTCCCGTGAAACTCATTCGGGTTATCGATCAGTTTAAGGTCGCTGGTGGAAAGGGCTGAGTCAGCCCGGTAGACTGACTCAGCTAGGTCGTTGTAGACCCCGCTCTTAAAATTAGAACGGAGAATCTTCGGTGTCCTCAACAACATGACCGTTTCCTTTCGCACTTTTATATTCGGGTGACTCAGCGATCTTCTTCTGCATCCACTCGGGAACTTTGTCCCAGTTTTTGAGTTGGGCAGAAATCTCAAAAACGAACGGATCGCTCGTGACCTCACCACACGGCAGGCCCTCTGGCATTATCGAAAGCCCAGTGATGTTGTCGTAAACCTGCTCATCTTTACCCGGGCGGTGGACAATGGTCGCCAGTGTTGCCTTGCCCAGCAGCTCGGATAAATCGATGCCGCTTTCCATTTCAGACTTAGCCAACTGCTTCCCCTTAATCGCTACCACGTACTTGCACAAGGTAGACTTTTGGTTCAATGATGAGGTCACTATGACACTTCTAGACAGCGACACGGGGCCATCGTCTTCCCTGAATGTGTGTTTCTTGTTCGGGAACTCGAACAGAAAACCAATTTGCTTTTTAGGTCCGTAGAATGTCTCTTGAGTCCCCAAGTCTACTAGCCCGACAAGAACAGCCACGTGGCTTCCTTCGGGTAGCATTACTCGATCTTTACTCTTCTCCATTTGTATCTTCATTTTGTTTCCTTTGGTTTATTTATTTGTATCCACTCCTCCAGTGCTTTTATGTCTGAGCACTGGAAAATTCGAAGCAGGTCTTCTGCCTGCAAAATCGCGATCCATTTGCCATGGTTTTTCTTCCAGACCACCACAGGTATCTCGGTGTCTCGAGCATCCCCTTCTGCCTGTGCGATCCAGTCTCTAATTAATGCCTTCTCTGTGTTTTTGACTTCCCAGTGAACAGGCAGGTCTGTGCAGGAAACGTCTGGGCTATCGTGGTTCTGCTGCGACTGGTGGAACCCTGTTCGACGAGCATCGAACCCGAAATACTTCAGGATTGACACCCACGCCCGCTCACCTCGAGCACCTTTCTGTTTACTGTTGATTTTGCTCATAAGACGTAAATGTGACCGTATTTGAGATCCTGTATGCCGCCGCGCAGAACGCAGACGTGACCGAACGCCTTTGCTGCTTTAGCTTGTGCCCGCTCGGATTCCCTGAGACACCACTCCACGTTCGTGACCCAGCCATACTGTGACCGCCACTTGTGGTCCGTATCAGGTAGCCACTCTGTGATCATGGTTGGCCAATATGGAGGTAGTGTGCGATCTGGGATCTGAGTGACGATCTCAGGCGCATCCGCGCGAACGCCAGAAACGTATTCGCGCAGGTGGAGAGCCCATCGGTAAAATGCCTCCTCCCGCAAACTCTCCACATAGAACCAGTCTGCCCTGCTGGTCTCCTCGTTGCAGCCACTTTGAGCCACAACGGCAAAACTGGCCCCACTGAGCTCCCGCAGAAGCCAGTGACTCATGCGCCGTGTGGCTGTCGGCTCCTTGATGCTCTGGTCGCCTGTGTATTGTCTGATGATCTCTGTGGGTTGCACGTGTTCAGGCTCGCACACCTTTCCACCATTGACAAGTATTTTTTTCTCCACCCGCAGGAGAAGCAGTGCAGGCTGTCAGAAATTAGCCTTTAAACCGACTACTTAGAGGACAATAAATTTCAGTCATACCCCTCAGGCACCCGAGGGGTGTGACTAAAAAAACTTGACAAAATGTTGCAGATTCACACGAACAGCCTTCAAGGCTTCCTTGTCTTTTATTGCATGACAAGGCTGTCTGCATGATAGTTATCACATGAACTTGCTATACCTGAGTGTGCATGAAGTGCAGGAGTATGATGATTTAAGGATGTTTGCCGAAATACCGAACATCACAGTGATGCCCGTTGGCAGGTATCACCAGAAAAACGCATCCGGTCTAAGGCCATCTTTAAACAATGAATTTCCTGATTCATGGCGTAAAAGCTGGGCAACAATTAAGGGGACCGAAGAACAACCAGACCAAAGGTTTCACATAACATCTGAAGCAGTGAAACCGTTTGATGCTATTATAGTGAATCATCTGTGGGAATGGCTGTTTGGCAATTTAGAAGCCTTCCAAGGGAAAACAGTGATCTGGCGTGACATTGGTCAAATTGTTGACACATGCGAGGACTGCTGGATAGCGGAGGCAGTAAAACACGGTGTTAAAATTGTTCGATACTGGGACGGATACCAAAGCAGACCAAACTATGCAGGTCATGATGCCATCATTCCATTCGGTAAATTTGCTGGAGACTTTAAGAGGTGGAACGGACAGAAGTTAAGTGTCTATGGCATTTGTCAGCACTTTGTGAATAGAGGGGCGGCGTGCAATAAACAAATATTTGATAAAGTCGAAACCAAAATCCCAATGTCAATGCACGGAGCCCACAACGGGAAGCCACACAAAAGCTACGAAGAGATCCTTCAAGACATGGCTGATCACCGCTTAATGGTTTATGGTGGCACTCGCCCAGCTCCATACACGTTGGCCTTGATGGAAGCGATGTTCACAGGTATCCCGGTTTTCACGATGAAGTATTTAGGGTGGCCTAGCGCAATGGAAGAGCTGTTAACACAAGAGCAGCTATGCGACACCGAAGACGAGCTGGTGAACAAGCTGGAGTTCTACATGAGCAAAGGTGATGAAACACTTCGCATGATAAGCGATCATCAGAGATGTATGGCAATGGAAAAGTTTTCAGCTTTTAATGTAATGAAGCTGTGGGATAATTTCTTCAAGACAATATGAACATCGAAAAAGTATATGAATGGTTTGAGCCGTATCGTAAAAAGTCTTGCAGCAGGTTTGAAACTTTTAGGGGTGCGCTCGCTCACATTAAATCAAGCGATCCTCTTATCGTTGAGACTGGCACTGTCAGACAGGTAGAAGACTACGGTGCCGGGTATTCAACATACATATTTGGTGAGTATGCTTCATTGTTTGGGGGAAGAGTCATATCAGTTGACATTAGCCCAGACAACATAAGGACAAGCAGGGAATGCACGAGTCAGTTCAAGGACTTCATTACACATGTCGAAGGAGATTCCATACAATACTTGAATGAGTCAAAGTTGATGATTGATTTGCTTTACCTAGATTCATTGGACTGCCCAGTCGATGGTGACGCAAGCGATGCCCAAAGACATAACTTTTTAGAGTTCCTTGCTGCGGAAAAGTGCTTGCATGACGATTCTGTTGTTTTGATAGATGATTCTGGAGGGTTCTCGAATGGAGGAAAAGCAAGGTGGACTGAAGTATACCTTGAGGCAAGAGGATGGAATTCAGTGATCCGTTCATATCAGTCGCTTTGGGTTAAGAACGCGAAATGCTGTCATTAGATTTCTGTAATACTAAGACGGTTGATGGAGTGACACAGCGTGATCATGTGTGTTTTCACCCGACAGTCTCACAGCCAAGCGAAGGATTAAGTAGTGCATCAAAGAAAATGTCACACGTTGCGAATTATCTTTCACGTTTTGGAAAAACGCATTGACACATAATCAAAATTGATCAACACTGCTCCTGCCCTCCCGATCCGTTGTGGTGAAGGGGATTTAGGGTTTCATTGAAACCTATTGGGTTGTTGGACAGTAGTACGACGACATCGCTAT